CCTCAAGCCCCCTTTCCATGAGATTAATATTGGTTCCACTAATTCGATCTGAATATGGCGCTGATGCTAATGCTATCTCCCTGCCCTCTAAAATTACAGGCACTATAATCGTAGCTTTATTTTCATTCGATTCATCACCAATTGTTCTAATAGAAGAATGTAGCATTGGTGAGCTTTCAGGCTCGACTGCATTTCTAAAATCAGAATGCATCCCTGAAACTTGCATAGCTAGTCCACTAGTAGTCACCCGATTGTTCAAATACGCTTGTGCTTCAGTAAGACGAGCCGCCTCTGACAATACATTATCTGCTACTTTAGACATTTTTTCAGGAAGTTTTATAGAAGCCTCTTCCATTGGCTTATCCGCACCTGCGAATAACTGCTCTGTTATCTCTTGCATTTTTCGAGACGGAGAACGAATATCAAAAGCCCTTCGCAAGTTATTAAGAATCCCATTAGCTATGTTAGAAGCTTTTTGGAAAAGCGTGGGCTCCTTTTTTTCCATCTCATCTGTCATGCCTTTCATGGTGTCAGCCATAATATCCTTAGAGTCTTTCGGCAAATGTTCTATATTATCTATAAAGCTGGTAGCAAGTTCTTTTGTTTCATCATTTATTCTTCCACCATATAATTCTGCGTGAGCCGCCATCCCAATCCATGCATCTGCATTGTTCTTTTGTGCACTGTTATATGCATCTTTCAGCTCTTCAAGTAATCTTGTTCTTTCATCCGTTGCCCATGCCTCAGCAGCAGCAGTTAGTCTTGCCTGTTCTTGTGTTGATAAAGTCTCTGTTTTGAGTTGCTCTTTTCGTTCCTTTACTTTTTGTGCTAACCATTCACTTTTCCTTGTTTCCAGGCTGTTAAGTTCTTCAGTAATTTCAGCTATTCGCTCTAAATGCTGCTTAGCTTCTTCATTTTGGTCAATGTAGCTTTGCTGGATTATGGCCAGAGTATCTCCGTATGTTTTATCCGCGTTAGACACATGTAAATCATATTCTCTTTGAGCATTGGCTATCATTTCATCATAAGCTTCTTTATCAAGTTCGCCTAAGTGCCCATACATTTCTTCTGCGAGCGCAATTTGCTCTGCGTATTTTGCTTGAGCAATAGTAAGAGTTTCTTCCCTCGCTTCTTCAGCTGCCTTTATTAACTCATAAGCTCGTTCTATTGTGATGTCCCTTTCCCGGGTAGCCATTGCCTGCACTACTTCAGCTTGTTGCTGATAGGCTTCAACTTTTTTCGCTGTATAATCGGCGATCAAGCCGACCAATTCCTCTATTTGTTGTCGTTCTTCTTCAGTATATTTTCTTGACTCTTCTGCAGCAGTTTGAGCAATTTTTAGTATATTTTCTTGAGCGGTACGTATTCCATCTTCCAGTTCGGACATTTTCTCATTGCTTATTATAGTTTCCATATTGAAGCCTTGTAACGCGGAAGTGGCCTGATCTACACCTTCATGCCACTTCGCTATGCCTTCTACAAAAGATTCCGCTGCTTCTCCTGCTTCTTTAGCCGGTCGTATTCCCTCTTGATAAGCAGCGTTTAATCCGATTACTGCCAACGTCAGAGCACCGACAGCGATTGCAGCAGGTCCTAAAATGGACGCCTGGGCACCAACTGCACCAGACATTCCTTCTGTGGCCAGTTTGGCCGCTTCTTCCGCTGCTTTTTTTTCTGCTAATCTCTTGAGAAAACTTCCTATACTTTCTGTAGCTTTTCCTATTCCTCCGGTCAATGTGGACGTGGTCTTTATGACCGGACCCATAGCTGCTGCCACACCAGCCAGAGTAAGGATTGTTTTTTGTTGTTCTGGCTCAAGCTCGCCAAACCGTTCAGCCAAGCTTGCGACGCTTTTCATTAAATCAGCCAGTGGCGGTAGTAATTGCCGCCCAATAGTAATGGCAGCATCCTGCATGGTGTTTTTAGCTATTTTCATTTTTGATTCTGAGGTTTCATATCTTTGTGCTGCTTCTTTTGTAAGAGCGTTGTTTTCCTCCCATGCTTTGTTGCCAAGTGCAACTGATTCAGCTAAAATATCCCCGGCGCCAGCTGACCTAAGCAGAGCGTCACGCATACGGACTTCAGTAATACCCATATCGGTAAGGATTTCAATTGCATCCTCACCGCGCTCGTTTGCAGTAGCGAGACTCTCTATAAATGCTTGCAGTGCGCCGACCGCATCTTCCTCATAAGCTTGCTTAAACTGTTCTGCAGTTGTTCCGGTAACTTTTGCAAACGCCTCTAAAGATGCGGAGGCATCTACAAACTGTCTGAATTCGGTTGCAGTATAACCCATACTATTTGCCATTGCCTTAAAGGCTTTTGCATCCTGATCAGCCAGCATTTGCAGATCTCTTAAGCTCATACCGGTTTTACTTATAACTTTGTTTGCTTTGGTCCCTACTGTCGCTGCAAGCTGCATATTGATAAGCACTTTCGACATAGCCGATCCACCGGCTTCCGCTTCAATGCCAACACTTGACAATGCTGTTGCCAGAGCCATGATTTCTGCTTCAGACATTCCAACTTGTTTTCCTGCACCGGCTAATCTTTGAGCCATATTAACTATATCTTTTTCAGTGGTTGCAAAATTGTTACCAAGAGCAACTATAGTTGAGCCCAGTCGGTCAAAATCCTTCTGTGACATCTGGGTGACATTGGCAAATTGAGCTAATACTTCAGCTGCTTCGGTGGCTGAAAGATTTGTGGACTCTCCCAAATCAATCATTGCACGAGTGAATCCGAGAATGTTCTCGGTCTCTATTCCAAGTTGGCCTGCAGCTTCACTTACTTCTGCAATAGCTGCAGCAGAGGCGGGTACCTCTTTGGCCATATCCCTGATGCCCTGTTCTAGCTCTGCAAACTGTTCTTCTGTGGCATCAACAGTCTTGCTCACGCCAGCAAAAGCAGTTTCAAAGTCCATAGCTGATTTTACTGCAACAGTAGCTCCAGCTACTATAGGTGCAGTTATGGTTGCAGATAATGTATTACCAACTTTCCCCGCCTTATCGCTGAAATTTTGCATTTTTTTGCCGGCGCTTTCAAGAGAATCGCCGGCTTTTTTCATACGACTTTCTTGTAATATCAGCTGTTCGTTAGTTTTTGCCAGAGCTGATTGCAGTCTTCCCAATTGTGCTTCGGCATTAGCCAGCTCAATTTTATATTGCTTAGTAGTATCTGAATTTTCACCATATATCTTAGTAGATTGCTCAACTGCATTTTGAGCTTCAGCAATTTTTTGTTTCTGCAGTTCAATTTGTTTGGTCAAACTCTCAGCCTGGGCTGATAGTTTCTTTTGCGCATCTCCCGATGCATCAAATTCAGAGGTGACTGCTCTAAGTTCTGCGCGTAAAAGGGCTTGTTCCTTGTTAATGCTTTTTATTGCATCTCTATATTTAGTTTCGCCGTCTAATGCAAATATTGTTTTTATTGTTCTTGTTGCCATTTAACCACCTCCTTAACCCATGCCATGTTTTTCTAGCCATTCATCAAACATTTTAGTTAATCTTTCCTCAACCATTGGACCAGCCATTTCATCTGCATCATCTACCCAATGCGATGCTGGTAATTTTGATGTACCATAGTGCAACACGAAAGCTTTTTCTGCGTTTCTTACTCCTTTTCTATCCTTTCCTTGTGGATATATGTCAACTTCTTTTAGATCGCCTATTTTTCGTACCCTTCGCGAATAATCGATGGATTTGATCATGTCACCGGTATCTCTGTGTCTATGCAATTCTGCAGAAAATTTCCAGGCCTTTTTCACTTCTTCTGCGCCGGCAAAAAGCATCTCTTCGGCTAATTCGCTTGTGGTCAGTTCCATTCTGGCCATGTCTTCTATGAGCTCATCCAGTCCTTCTGTCCTAAATCTGGCCATTATAACCAGCTCCCATCATCTTCACGGTACATGTCTATTCCTCTATCTTTCATGTAGCGCTTATACATGATCATAAGTGCCCTTTGTGTCGTTTCGCCGAATTCTTCCAATGTTAACCCTGCTTTCGTTTTCGCGAACCAAAACCAAAAACCCCAGTCCGTTTTTTCGATAATTCCTTTTTTTTTATCTCTGACTGGGTATCTGGCCAATCTTCATCCAGATTCTTTCCGTGATCCTGTATTTCCGGTTCAGGCAGATATGCCTCCATGCCTTCTACAACCGCATCAATATACTCTTGAAGGTTGTCATTTTTATAAATACGTCCAAAAAGCATAATGTCCACTCTTTTATCAGCCGCTTTTAGTGCACCATATAAAAGGCTTATAACAGCCCGTATTTTTCCATCTCTCAATTCCTTGATTATCAGATCATAATCCATTTTTTCTTTATAAACAATCCGAAAGTATTCAACCGCATATAGGATTGTGTTATTACACCATTTCAGTTTCCGCACTTTATCAAAAGCAGCATAGTTTTCAAAAGGATATAAATCTTGTAATTCTTCAATATTGCTCATAATATTAAAAGGGGCAGCAAGCAAGCCGCCCCTTTGTAGGCCCCCTTTCAGTGACTCACATTAAGTCCCCGTCCCCGTGTCACCGTATTCTTGCGGCGAATCAAACCATGCAGCCAGCTTCGTTGCATCAGCATTGGGAGAATCTTCGCGCATGGAATACTTAATATGTCCGTCATTCCTCTTGACAAATCTTCCTGTTAAGTTATGAGTCTGGAAGGTGACTCCGCCTTGTGTCATAGTAGCTGCAGTTTCAGCAAATTCGCGGAATTTGCCCTTATAAAGTATTACTTTCTTGTATTTATCCGGTTCGGAAGGATCTTTCTTTGAAAGCAATTCCTCCCATGCAAGAGCTCCCTCCTGAGCTACATCTGTGTTTGTTACAAGCATACCGTCTCCGCTGTCAATTTGATGTCCAAGCAACGTTGCTCTAATTTCATCCGTAAGCTGAGAAGCATTTATTGTTACATCATACGCGACAATCAATGCCAAGTCATCCTCTATTCCATCATCAGACTCCAATACTCCTTCTGCAAACACAGGAGTTACAGTGATATTGATTAGACGGGACAGTTTCACTGGTTCCCCATACGTTGCCTTTCCTGTTTCAGGATCCTCTATCAGCGGAAACCAAGTCAGTTTCCTTGCTCCAATCGGCTTTCCTACATAGCTATTAGTAGTACCTGCCATATAAATCATCCTCTCCTTTTCTTAAAACTAAAATATGCAATCAAAAATGTGATGAATATAGCCGGTATCCTCTTCGAAATCTATTTCGTACTCGAAAGGAATACCGGCCTCAGTTAATTTGTCATATATAGCTTTTGCAATCGAATCATTGTCGGACTTTGTGAATCTGTCTACCTGGATGCGCCAGGTAAAATCCTCTTCTTCGTTATCCGACATAGTCTTGTCTGGTGAGTACGGAGTCCAGACAGTGTAATTATCGCCGCCAGCGCCTTTGAATTTTGTTGCTTTGGGATCAGCCTCCAGGAGCAAATCCCTGAATGCGGTCAAGTCCTTCATCCGTCATCACCACCAATCGGATACTTTGTCTCCAGCCTGGTTAATGACAGGTCCATTGATGGCGGTTCAATATCCTTTGGATACTGAATCTGCTTTATCTGGTACTGTTCGCCATCCGGAAGCACAACTACGTCAAAGTTGTTTATGCTGCGTATTCGCGGTGTCCGGATTAACATGTCAATCCTTGCATGAGCCTGCATAGCTGTCCAAAACCGGTTCATGCCGACAGTTCGCTCTTCGTATCTGAGCTTCACTTT